GTACCGTTCGTCCCGCCGATGGCAGCGGACAGGGTGAGGGTGGTTCCAACCACAGACTCCACGAAGGTGTCGAAGGGGATGGTCGGAGCTCCGCTGAAGATGCTGTAGATCTGGATGAAGTCCCCGGCAACGGTCGCTCCCCATCCTGAGGCGTCGGTGATGGTGAAGCTTCCTGAGGTCAGCGTCAGAGGGCTACCGGAGCTTCCGATCTGGACAAGATTGACGCGAGTGAACTGGGGGTAGGGGGAGCCGAATATCCCGGCTGAGGTCGCCTCGGTTGTGGAGGTGCTGAGGTTCCAGGAGGTGGACTCGAGGATGAACGAGTAGGCCTGCCAGTGGTGGTTGGTGCCGTCGTCGTATTCCGAGATGGCGTAGGCCTCAGTCGTCCCATCGTTCAGTTGGTCGTGAACGAGAAGCCCGACCAGGTAAGCGGTGTGTGTTCCTGACGATGCTCCGCCCCAGGGATAGGACTCAGTGATGCCAGGGAGCGCCGCTAGGGACTTGGACGGGAGGGCGTAGCAGCTCCAGGTGTTCTCAGCGTCAGCCGCACCCAGCGGAGCCGCCAGTTGACGGTCGACCGAGTTTCCTACGATCACCCCGCCGTTGGAGTAACACCCTGGGGAAAAGTCGTCTATCGAGATCCAGAGGGTCGGATCTTCGGTTACCGGATCTTTGGGCATCTACCGCCGAGTAGAGCGTTTGGTGCTTCTACCCTTCCTCTTCCCTTTGTTCCACTTCGCGGCATTCCTCGCAAAGTTGGCCTTCTTCTTCATGGCCGGGGAGGCGTTCGGGTCGCTCAGGACACGACTGGCGTGCTTCTGAGTTGACTCGCCTTTCTTGGCCGCTTTGGTGAAGGTACCGCGCTTCGACGGCTTGATGTTGATGCTCACTTCCTCCGTCCTCCACCCCGCTGACGCCTAACCCGACGCGGGCCCTTGTTCCTTCCACCCATTCCTTTCATCCGCATATCCTCACCCCCTCGCGTGTCTCGTGGTCTTACGCCCCACCATGCCCTTGGATGTGCGGTGCTTCTTCCCCCGCGTCGCCTTGCGACCGTGCTTGGCTCCCAGCTTCGACGCTCCCCCCGGAGATCCAACCACCCCTGCCCACCCGTAGTTGTTAGCCATCATTCCTCCTGTGATCGAGGATCGTGCGGATGAGGGCGCAGAGGTTCTCATTGGCCGCTATGTTCGCCTCTGACTCTACCTTCTCATTGGTGAGTTGGAGAGTCTCGTTCTCAGCCAGGCGGTTTCTGCCGGCTACAGACTCTCCGTGGGCGTCCATGAACACCTGGTAGAACTTCGAGTTCCAGTTGGCCTCCAGGGCTGCAAGGTCGGATCTGCCGTCCAGAACGTGCTGGGTCAGTTGGCAGAGGACATCGATCAACTCGTCATCCGACATCCCCGGATAGCTGACCGGGGGGACATAGGTGAACGGGTAGCTCACACCCCAGGCGGAGTGTCTTCGCCGGCCTCGTCAGACTCTGGGTCTTGGGACTCCTGGGCCTGCAACAGAGCCTGAATCCGCTCATCGCTCCGGGCCTGATTGGCACGCAGGCGGTCAAGTTCGGTCCGAACGTCGATGTTCTTGTTGTCCATCGTCTTGTAGTTGTAGGTCCGGGCGTCTGGATCGTTGATCGGGAAGTCGATGCCGACGTTGTTCAAGGTCAGGACTGTGACCTTCGGGGCGTTCTTCGGCAGTTCCCTGATCCGTCCGTGGTAGAGGCCGTAGAGGACTGAGAGGCGGATCAGCTCTCCGCGTCTCTCGGGGATGACTCCCATCTTCCCGTCAGGGGTCTGGAAGGTTTCGGTCTTCTTGAAGTCCGACCGCGGGTCGCCCATGTAGCGGATGATGATGTGGAAAGGGACGAACTCCGAATCCCCCGGCAAGATGTTGTACTGGCGGCGGTTGACCCCGACCCACCTGATCGCTTGCTTCCCGTTGTTGGTGACCTTCATCATCTCGTCTGGATCGGACAGGTCCAGATCGGTGAACAATGGCGCAGTGATGGTCATGGTGCTTCTTTCTACGAGAGGCGGACGAACACTTCACAGAGCTGCGGCAGGTACGCAGACGTGACGGTCACATTCTGAAGGATGATCCCGACATTGATACCTGTCGTCGCGGCCAGAGTCTTCCCCGCTCCGGGTGTGGCCACCGACTGGGACAGGTTGGTCGGAGACGAGGACGTGGTGGCGTCCACGTATGCCTGGCAGATACCTTGCGTCTGCACCTGAACGACCAGACTCTGACCGTAGACAGGCGGTGGGGCGACGCCTCCGAGGGTGTTGTACCCGATGATGACACCGACCAGGGCCTTGGAGGCGGTAGTCAGTGGCGGCAGGGCCACGGTCGGGTAGGCGGGGGCTGAGGCTGCTCCTGAAGCCGTGCCACTCCAGTTCTGGAGGATGGCCAGTTGACCGGGCTGGAAGTTCTGGAACACCGCTCCACCGGAGGTATACGTACCGGTGTAGTTGAACGGGATCGAGAACGTCGTGGCACTCAGCACCGTGGCAACGTAAGCCTGGGACGTGGGAAGTGTGCCGGTGGCCACGAAGGCGGTCGACGTGTTCACCAGTACCTTCTGGCCCGAAATGAAGCCGTGGGCGGCGGTGGTGGTGATGACGGTCGGATTGGCCGTGGTCATCCCCGTGATGGTCTGGGTGTTACCTGCGGGGTCAGCCGCGAACGGGATGATGAGTGGCGAGGAGTAAACCTCGTTCCCCTGCGCGGCATTGATCCCAAGAGGATTGGACTGGACTGCGTTGGGCATGGCTTCTCCTTACGCCGTGAGGGCTGTGAACTTGCCCTGACGGGCAGGGTTGGCGCAGATCAACTGGCAGTACAACTTCATGATGGCGGTCATGGCGTCCTGGTTCGGGGGCTTCACAAAGTCCTCGATGACGAAGTTCCCGCCCTGTCCGACCACGAAGGTCCAGTACTCCTCATTGAGGAAGAACAGGTTCCCATCGCCCGTGCCGGTGATGTCGTCGATGTGGTCGTCACAAAGCCAGGGAACATTGTTGAAGATCAGGTGATCGAAACCGGCAGCGGCGAACTGCTGGTCGACCATCGACACGCCCTTCCATTGGGTCGTGAGGTTCTGGTTCAGGTTCTGGTACCGGAGGTAGTTGGCCCGGTCCCCGGCGATCACTGTCGGAGCACGGCCACCGATGGTGCATGACCCAAAGAGCGAGGAAAGCGCCGAGATGGTCATGGTTGGGGTAGCCGAGTCGATCTGGCTGTTGAGCCAGGTGTTGGTCGAGCGGGTGATCCCGCCGTAGGTGGCTGCCACCGTTCCGTTGTCCACCGCGGCGTTGATGCCGACCATGGACTTGGTGTTCGTACCGTCTGACCAGAAGCCGTCAGCCAGGTTGTCCAGCCAGTCCAGCTTGGCCATCTCGAACTGAGCGGTCAGGTAGTCCATGGCCTTCTCGTCCGACTCGCTCTGGTTCAGCGTGAGGCCGTCGACTGTCACGTTGTTGTAGAGCTGCGCCCAGGGGAAGGAGCCGTCCTGCACCACGTCGAAGGGGACGGTGGTCAGAATCTCAGGTCCGGTGTACCACCCACCCGAACCGGGCTTCTTGTACATCCACGGCTGCTCGATCCATAGTCCGCCCCGGATCACATCCTTGTTCCGGGCCTTCATCCTGAAGGTGATCGGGGACGCGTTGAAGATCACGTCCGTGATGTACTTCATCAGGTAGCGGTTGCTCAACGCCGTTAGGGTGTTTACGCCCCAAATGGGAGTTGCCACGTTTTATCTGCTCCTCACTCAGCGACACTTCCCGAACGGAGGAAGTTGAGGGCGCTTGCCATCACTTCTTTCCGATTCGTTGGTGTCGGCTCTTGCGATTGTGTCCTCACGACTGATCCGGTCGAGGAAGACAGCGCAGATGACTTCTGTTTCCGGGTTGAACTTTGCTTCTGCTTATCCGGCACAGTAGCACCACCAGCAACTTTCTCGCGGATGTCGGGCAGGGACCACATTGCCGTGTCCAACGCGGTGATGATCCCGCCCTGCAAAGTCTCCCCCACCTTCTCGGGATTCTCCAACAACCCCATCGAGGAGGCGCGGCTGATGATTTCCTTCATTTCCTCAGGTCCGAGGGCCGGATGTTCGTCCCGAAACTCCTTCATTCCGGTACGGAAGGCGTCGAGTACCTGGACTTTTCTGGTCTCTTGGGCTGAAAGCTTGGCTTGTTGCTGCCTCGTGGCCTCTTGCTGGCGTACTTCGGTGAGTTCCCGGTCGATCCTTTGCTGCTGACGGAAGAGGAAGACAGCTTGTTCGTCATCTGGATTGAGCCAGACTGGCAGTTGATCGGGGTCTGGAACCTGTTCGACCACTGGTTTCTCGCCCAGAATGGCGGCGCGAACCCTGGTAGCGGTGTCTGGATCGGTCTTGACCCGCCGATTGAGCTCGAGCAGAGCTTTCCACTCGTTCTCAGGAAGTACCTCGTCGCCTACTTTGAGGTAGCCGGGGGGGAGAATCTCCTCAACAGGCGGGAGGCTCTCTCCCTGGTCACCTGATCCTGGCTCTCCTGCTGCCGGATCAGCCACTTGGCTATCTCCGCCGACGCCTGCCCCATCGTCGGTAGTTCCTTCTCCTCCATCTGCCGCCTCCTCTTCCTGGAATCCGTTGTGGAGGTCTTCAAGCATGGCATCCAGGTCAAGAACTGGAGGCTTTATCTCGGTGAACTCCTCTTGCGCAGTTGTCATTTCTTACGGTCCTGTGGTCTGGGCGATGGTCTGTCGAACGTCGTCCATGTCGGGCGGGGGGATTGAAGCGTGAGGATTGGGGCCACCAGGCGGCGGACCCCCAGGGGGGGCACCACCAGGAGGCGGACCCTGGGGCGCACCTCCCCCCGGAGGACCCGACGGTCCGGGTGGCTGCGCTCCTCCCGGCTGAGGGGGAGTCTTCAGCCTCCCCATGACGACCATCTCGACCTTGTTCAGGAAGCCGAGATCGGCGTCGGGACTGAGTTTGGCGTTGGCGATGGCCATGAAGATGTCGCCCAGGGCGTCGTTGAACGACTCCGGGTTCGCTCCCGCCTTCGCCGCGCCGGCCACTTAGAGCAGCTCTTCCTCGACAGGCGGACTCTCCATGAGCCGGTCTGCGAAGGTCTCGGCACCGTAGGAGCCACGGGTGAAGCCCTGGATGCGGAGGTCGATCTTGCCCCCGCCTGAGGGAAGCGACCCTCCGTTGGAGATCCGGTTGATACCACCATTCTTGTCAGCCATGAGTTCCTCCTTGACGCGCCGAAGGGGCGCTACCGGTTACGGTAGCACCCCCTCAGTCACCCAGGGAAGAAGCGCTTACTTGCGCTTCCCACCCCGCTTTCCGTGACGCTTTCCATGACGGGCCATTGTTCCACCCCCTTTCGACTTTCGAGAAGGGTGCTTCCGAGCATTGCTCAAGGAAGCTGCCACTGCCTGGTCCTGCGGATGTCCAGCATTCACCATCTCAGAGATGTTGTTGCTGACCGTTGTCCTGCTGCTACCGGGCTTGAGTGGCATTGCCGTCTAGAACGCTCTCCCTTGGACCCGGCGTGGTCCTCTCCTTGGTTTACTTCCATGCCTGGACCCGGCACGCCGGCCAAGTCCTCGAAGTTTGCTGGGCTTCAACCTACCACCCGGACTCAGGAACGTCAGCCTCGTCGTCGCAGTCCTCACCGAAGCACAGGCTGGAGACCTCGCGGACGTTCTTCTTACCTGCGAAGTTGGAGGAGAAGTTGCCGTCGAAGTTGGACAGGATGCCTACGGGCATTTTTCCCATCGTGCCTGGCGGGTTGATGTTCGGCTTGGTCATGGGCTGATCCTATCTCTCAGAAGAAGATGACTTCAGTAATGGTGGTGAACAGGGAAGCGGCGGTCAGGACGAAGCTGGCTCCGGGGCTAGACGGGAAGTTGATGAGGGACGGCCCTGAAGGGTCGAGCGGTATGCCGGTATCCCCGGTCACGCCTTTGAGGGTCAGGCCGGTGGCGTTGGTCACGCTCGGGTTGATGATGCACCCGACAGCCCATGAGGGGACGGTGATGGTATTGGCTCCCGAACCCAGGGTGACGTTGGTGACCTGGAAGTTATTGGCCGCGTTGCCAGCAATGGTGAACGGCCCGACGTTGATGACAGAGGCGGCGGCGGTGCCGGTCAACTGACCTGAGATGAGTACCTGTCCTGCCATCAGAGTTTCCTAATGTTCATGTCCGGTTCCTGGTCCTTTGGCTACGGCTTGGGCGTGGGCCGCCTGCATCTGGGCCTGCGCGGCTTCCTGTTCCATTCTCTGCTGGATCTGTTGGGCGTGGGGGATCTGGTGGATCTGCAACAGCGTTGTGTTGTCCACAGCTCCCAGTTCTTTCAGATGGTCGATCTCGGCAATCCTCGCACCTCTGGAGGTGGGCTTGTCCGATCCTGCCGATACCAGAAGCTGGAACCTGAGCGGCGCCAGTCCCTTCTCGGTCGGTCGGAAGAAGTGATTGGCAGCCAGTTTCAATGAGGTCGGACCGCCCTCTTCCCCTACGATGGCCATGGTTCGGCTTGTGTCATAGTTGACCATGATCAGACTGGTCAACATCTGTCCGAGTTCCTGAAGAGCGTTCTCGAGGTTGCGCAACGATGACCGTATTGAAACGAAACCAGCTTCCTGAGTGGCTTGCACTGTTGCGACTGCTTGTCTGCCTTGGGCTTGCTGCCCCTTACTCGTCCCCTGTAGTCCTGAGATGTTCTCCATCCGGGCAATCCAGAACTGGGCCTGCTCCATCACCATCGAGGGAAGATTGGGTGGTGTCAGCCAGCCGGGCTTATTCGCCTGAGTTGCCGCGGTCGACTTCAAGGTAAGCCGCTGTCCGGCCTTGTTGATGATCGGGGTCCGATTGATCCCCGATCCTTCGACATCCAAGAACACTGGATTGGATATCAGGTTGATATTCGACTGGACCGAGTTGAGGATCGAGTTCAAAGCAAGCTGACAAGGGGCAAGGTGGCTGACGATCGGAGTTGACCAGAACTCCCCCATCTCGTCATCGACGTAGCGGACGTAGGGGTGCATGTCCTGGTCCCACAAGTCCTTTGCGGTTTCATTAAGAAACACAATCGGTCCTGTGAAGAAGATCACCCGCCATTCGTCGGAGACCGTCTGCTCTTTTCCCTCGATGAACGGGTCGGTCGGGTCGCGCTCGTCCCTGACGTTATTGCGGACCCAGGCTTCGATGACGTTGATCCCGTTGGGGGCAAACCGTTGTCTGAACGTCCCCTGTCCCGGCGCGCCCACAGCAACAGGCCCTTGGCCCAAGTTGACCGGAATCCCGTCGTTGCTGTACTTGGGCCAGTTCTCCGTCTGAGGCTTGCGCTCCTGATCCGTAGCGGTGTCGGGACTCATGGCGATCTGATCCAGCACGTCATCAGAGAGGTCTGGGAACCTTCTCTCGATCTCCTCGATGCTCCAGCGGTGCTTGACGAAGAAGTGCTCGCAGTCCTTGAAGCTGGTCGCGTTCGGATCGGGATAGAAGGTCCAAGGATCGACGCGCTGCAGGTCGATGTTCCCCATCCCCGAATCGAGTCCTGAATCCCACACCGCCTTCATGATCCCGGCTCCGTACATGCCAGCGTCCCAGATGGCCATGACGATCTGCTGGATCCAGTTCCGCACGGTGAAGTTGGCCCGGAGAACAGTCTCAAGATGCTCGCAGAGGATCTCTTCCATCTGGGCGTAGGGGTTGAACGGGTCTGTCGCAGGATTCAGCGAGAAGTTGATCTCCTGGTCGGTCATCCAGCCGACTCTTGCTCGCATGATGGGGAAGACTTCCGAGTCTCGGGGGTCGTCCGCACTCCGTCCCCAGCGGTTCATGGTCAGCATGTAGTTCTTGCGCCACTGCTCGGTCCGCTTCTGCCTAGCTTTGATGGCAGCCTGGTACATGGAATAGAGAGCGTCCGTGGTGGACTGCGCTGTGGTGTCAGGCTTGTTCTCGATTTCGAGGAAGGTCACGGAATGTCCGGGTGGTACTTGGCGATCCAATCGACTGCGGTCCAGTCGTCAGCCGGCAGTTCGACTCCTTCGGGTGCCTCGTAGCCGTAAACAAAGGATTTGTTGCCCGACTTACCCTGGTGAAATACCACCTCGAAGAACAAACTGGGGGGAACCTCCACCGTCTGCCCATCCAGAGGTCCACCCTCGCACACTGTTTTAGATGTTCTCATGCGTCGACTAATCCGTTCTCGATCTTCTTCTGCTGACGCTCGCCATCCACCCGTTTCTTGTCCGCTGCGATCTCCTGCCGTCTGACATGGGACCAGGCCGCCCCGTTGACCGCGAACCTGCGAGTGTTATCCAGCTCGGCTTTCTTCTCGTCGGTGTTGATGCCTACTGCGGCGTCGTCGTGTGTGTCGACGACTGCGAAATCGTGGGGAACCCCGGTGCGAACGGTGGCTTCCTCTGAGGCGATCTTGGCCAGGTCTTTGGCGTGAGTACGACTCTTGACAACAGTTCCGAATGAGGGAGCGAAGTATGGATCGAAAGAAAAGTCAACACGGAATCTCCAGTCTCTCTTGGCCTCCCTGCAACCAGAGCAGTAGGGGCAATAGATGAAGTCGGATCGGCAGTCGCTTTCGATTGAGCCGTGGACTGGGCAGGTGTAGCCGTATTGCATCGTCACTCAATCTCCCGATAGCCCTCCGGTTCATCGTAACCGCTGGCACCGACCAGGGATGGACCGGCTGAGCCGGGTGTGGTGTCGAAGCCGTACATCCTGCTCAGATCAGGAGGATCACTTTCCTGGTTGGTCATTATGGCGATCATCAGTGCCATGACAGTGTCATCGTTTCCCTCGTTAGATGCCGGCCCCATCTCCCCTCCGTCCAGAAGGGTGTACTGCATCATCTCGGCCACGGTCTGCTCGTCGTGCAGTTGCAGTGACCGTTTGTTGAGGTTGTTCTGGAGGCTGCCGATCCCCCAGGGCTTGGTCAGGGTGTTGGTCACCCATCCGAAGACATTGCCTAGCTTGGAGAGGGGCCGGTCGGGCCTGCGCCAGCGCCAGATGTTCGGGTACCTGGAGTGGATGAGGATGGCGATGACCCCCGCGCCCCCGCCCTGGACCTCCACATTCACGATGGCGGTGTTGTACCAGAACCCCAGCAACATGATGACTTCAGCCAGGTCGCCGTCGACCGCATGGCCCCTCCACACGGCCACCTGCTCGAGCGTGGTCCGATTCACTACCTGGATGCAGGCCGGATCACCGTAGATGGTTCGGCTCGGATCGGCTCCCACCACGTACTCCATCCGCTTCTTGGAGTTCGGGCGCTTGAAGACCTTCAGGTCTCCGGTGTTGTCCTGCTTGAAGGTGATCCGTCCGTTGTCGTTCACCAGCACGCCGCGGCTCATTCCGACCTTCTGACCTCGGTGGGTCTCTCCTACCGGCTGGTAACACTCAGAGAGGGCTTCGAGATTGAACACGTTCGAGCCGGTGGAGATGAAGGCTTCCATCGCCGTGCAGG